AAATGACTGATAAATGAAATCGAGCGGCGATGCGGGGTTGAAGCAAACGTAAATCTCGGACCCAGCCTTACGCATAGTCGGAACCAGCGCATTCCAGCTATCCTTTGTTATCGATTCACCCGCGTCAACTCCTATACTCATCTCTTACACTCCATTTCACTCTTCCTTCATCGCATCCCCGGCGCGCTAGGTTTACGCCGGGGATGTTAGAAGGAAGGGTTAGAACGGAACGTCGTCGTCAAGGTCGTCATTAAAATCCGGCGCAGGCGTCCGCGTTGCAGCGGGCTTTGCCATCACGGCTGCGGCGGGCTTCGCCTCAACCTTGCCGGTTGCTTTCGAATTGACAGCCATGACCCAATTCCCGGAGTTTTCCTCTCCCCGGTCGTTCGTCATCTTCCAAACGCCCAACTTAATGACCATCTGCTTGGAGATGAGCGCAACGGCCAAATCCTGATCAGTGGGGCGCTTTGCGCTTCGCGCCAGTTTGCCCCCGGCGTTGGCGTCGATAGCGGCCAGCATGCGCTTGCCTTTGTCGATTTGCCGGATTGCCGCCGTTTCATCCTTGGCCTGCGGGTTATGATCCTCAACCCAGATTTTCTGAAAAATCTTGCGGTTGCGATATTCTTCCGGCGCGATCACAGACCAGCGGATAGAGATAAACTCCTCTGAGCGGTCACGCGGCGTATCCCACTTAGCTTCGTCGGGCATTGCCAGAACGGAAGAGCCTTCCGGGATAGGATCAAAATTGCCGCCACCCGATTCAAAAGAACCATCGGTTTTGGTTGCGTCGTCATTGTCACTCGTCTGCCAAAAGCTACTCATTGTGCATTCCCTTCTTCTTGCTTCATTTCTTCTTGAACCGTTGCGGCGGTTTCAACCTTCGCGGGCCGACCGCGCTTAACCGGCGCAGGCTCCGCAACCGGACGACCAAGCCACTGCTCCAGTGGATTGACGCCCTTGGTAACTTCCAAATCCTCCTCAATGCCGTAGCGATTTTTGGAAATGGACGCCGGGGTCAAATATGTGGTCAACACGCGCTCGCCGGTCGAAATGGCTTTCTTGTTGCCGTCATCGCCCAGCAAGACATGCGCTTGCTTCAGAAAGCCCACCAGATCGACAGCATCGACATAGGGCGACATGGACTTTGAACCCATGCGAAGCGTGTAACTATTATAGCCCTCGCCGTCAGGCGGATCGATGCGGGTGATGTCGGCGTGGGCAATGAAAACCACATTCATGCCACGGCGCTTGCGCAGCGTTTCAGCCGCTTTGCGAACCCGCATATGAGATGCCGCAACAGCTTCACGGCCCGCGCCATAACCACCCAATGCTTGGTTCAGGCCGCGCGCTTTGGGGTCGGCCTCCAGAACATCCTGAATGAACAGCGATTCCAATCCCGTTACGGAATCGATAATCAGCGTCTCATAGCCATGCTCTTCTTCGACCAATGCCATAAGCTGCGCCCATAGGTCACCGACCTTGGAAACTTCGCGCAATGTGTCTGGCATTTGCTCTTGGGGAATATCCTTCGGCATGGCTTCACCCGATGTGCGAATCAAAAACGCATTGGGAAATGTCGCTGCCAAAGATGTTTTGCCCGAACCCGGATTGCCGCAAATGGTTGCAATCATCGGTTCGGGCGCGGGCTTTTTGGCCCCCGCAAGTAGGCTCATATCGCATTCCTTTCGTATTCGTTTTCTTTCCTAGCCCTTTGACAATGCCTCATCCGCATGGCACTAGTCAAGTGGCAAAAACGATATTCAGGTGGTGCATGTTAAATCTTGAGGAAATTAGAGAACGCCTTCGTGATAGGCGGACGGGAGAAGTTGCGATGGCTCTTGGCCTGCATCGCAATACGGTCACGCGCATAAGGAAGGGGCGCGATGATAACCCTAATTACAAGGTTGTCAAAGCCCTCTCTGACTATCTTGGCGGCGATGCATAACGCCAAGGCATTCCCCAGCGCATAAGGTCAGATATGATTTACAAAGATTTTCTCAACGCGGGATATGCTATTTTCCCGCTCTATGGAGCCGACGCTAAAGGCGGCTGCGAGTGCGGCGACCCGGATTGCGAAGCAGCGTTCAAACATCCCCGCTTTCCTAATTGGCAGGCCATGCACCTATTCGATGAAGAATCGATAGAAGGGTTAGAGGAAATAGGTTGGTTTGCCACGGGTTATGGCGTGCTGGCCAAGGGGCTTTTGGTTATCGACGTGGACGCCCGAAATGGCGGCGTTGAATCATATGCGCGTTTCATAAAAAATTATCCTGACGCCAACACTTCAGGATTTGAGGTTTACACAGGGTCGGGTGAGGGGTCCAAGCATGTTTATTTCAGCCTGCCCGAACAAATTTCAATGGTTCAATCCTTGCCGGATTACCCCGGCTTGGACTTCAAGACGACTGGCTATCTGGTTGGCCCCGGCTCTCGCCACAAAAGCGGCGGACTATACGAAGCGGACGGCTATGTTTGTGACATAACGCCAGCGCCCGAATCCATCATCGCGGTTTTGCGCCGCCCGGAATATCATCGCTCCGAATATAACGGGCAAAGCATGGATGTGTCCCACGCGGACATTGCCGACATGCTGCACTATGTTTCCAATGATGATCTTGATTATGAAACATGGTTTCGCATTGGCGGCGCAATCCACCATGCTACCCAAGGAACAGGCTATGAATTGTGGGTGGATTGGTCGTCCACAAGCACAAAGCATGACGAAAAAAAGATGGGAGCGAAGTGGCATAGCATGGGACGCGGCGCAAATCCCGCGACCATCGGCACCATCATCCATTATGCTGAAATAGGCGGTTGGGTGCGCCCTGTATCTTTTGTTTCGACCGAGCAATTTACCGAGGAGCCAGCGCCGGAATATAATGACGGCTTGCCATTTTCCATTACGGGATGCAGCCTGACACAGCCTCCGGGTTTTGTTGGCGAGGTAGCGGAGTGGATTGAAGGCCAGAGCCGTCGCCCTCGACGCCATCTGTCAGTCGCCGCTGCCTTAACCGCTATCGGAAACATCGCTGGCCTGCGCTATACTGACGATGTTGACGGCGTCACCACAAATCTGTTTGCGTTCTGCGTTGCTGGCTCCCGCACCGGCAAGGAATCCATTCAGCAGGGCGTCATGGCGCTGCACCGCGCCGCTGGCATTATGGGTGCTTCGCACGGTTCGATAAAATCCGAACAGGAAATAACGCGCAATCTGACAAGGCATCAAGCCGCCTTCTATATCATAGATGAAATCGGCATTTTTATGCAGAAGGTCAGCAATGCCAGAAAGCGCGGCGGCGCGGCTTATCTTGACGGCGTAATAGGTATGCTGATGTCGGTTTATTCCAAGGCCAACGGTCTTATGGCCCTAAATGGTGATATGTCGGAGCAAATTAAAGCCGATTTGGTTAAAGAATTGTCGCGCTTGAACGCCAGTATGGCGAACGGTGAAACGCCAGCGTTGAAGTTGAGATATGAAAATGTCGAGGCAATCCTAGCCAATCTGGACCACGGGTTGGATCGTCCGTTTCTTAGTCTGATAGGCTTCACCACGCCCGTTACCTTTGACGATCTGGTTGATTTTGAATCGGCTACCAATGGCTTTATCGGGCGTTCGCTTCTCTTCAATGAAAGGGACACCGCACCAAGTTCAAAGGACGGCTTCAAGAAAACGCCCATGCCAAAGAATATGGAGGCAGCGGTCCAGCAGATTTTCACATGCGGCGATTATGATCCTATGACGGCCTATCGCGTGGAATATTATGGGGATCGGATCGAGATACCCACCGATGACAAGGCTAGGCTCATGCTGGGCCAAACCGTTAAATGGCTGGAAGATAAGGCCAAGGAAGCAAAATCCACTACCGGGCTGGAATCGCTTTGGCTAGGTGCATATGAACTGGTTGCCAAGGTCAGTCTTATCCTTGCTGTAAGGGACGGATTGCGCACGTCAGAGCATGTGCGTTGGGCTTTGGCACTGATTGTACGTGACGTTGAGGAAAAGTCTCGCCTCGTGGTCGGCAATGAGCGCCAGAAGGATGCCCCGAAAGACGCCTTGGCCGCAAAGATCATGAATATCCTGTCTGGCGAGGAACCGGAACGGCTTGGCGTTATCGTCAATCGTTTGCGGAATTTTCGCAAGGAGGATGTTGTCACGCGACTTGGGGAAATGGTTGAAGCGGGTGTGGTGCAGGAAATTGTCACCATTCATTCTCGCCAGAAAACGGAAATCAAGAAATATCTTGCCGCACCGGCTTGACGGGGGTCGTGGTGGGGTATATCGCCTAAGTCAAGGAATTTCGGGGCTTTTAGCCTAAGCGTAGTGGAAAGCATATATGCAGAAACTAGGCATTTTACTACGCAATTTTTGGCAGTTTTCTGCGGGTTTCAGCTAAAGCGTAGTAAGGATAGCGAAATTCCTAGATACTGTTTTTAGAGACACCCTGAAAGGCTTATATGCTTTTCGGGGCTATAGTCGTTTATGGGTATAATGGGGGTGGGATTAAAATGATTCTATCACTATTCAACTATTCAACTACTCTTAGGATAAATCCTTTATAAGTCAGTCACTTAGTGCATAGTGGGTAGCATAGTGAAAATATCAGTTTCACTATGCTTTATTTTCCCGGTTTTGGGCCTTGTGCTTTCTATTTTTCAATTATATATTCTAACTCCAATCAATGGAGTTTCTAATGATTAAAGTTGATGACATTGCGTTTGTGGGAGAACCGGGTAGAGGCCCTAAGACTTCCATCCCTTGGAGATTTACCAATCCGGGACAATCTTTTCTTGTGCCCTTTGATGGGAAAGAAAGTAGGGCTTACAGGCAGTCATTGTCAATTAGAGCGGGCCAAGCATGGGGTTCTGGGAACTATGCCACCAAAATTGAAGAAAGCGGCGTCCGCGTGTTCAGGCTCAAGTGACCCCCTTGCCCTTTCGAGGAGAAAGCGTTAGATTCGGCAGATGGCCCTATCCGACAAACAGAAGCGATTTGTAGAAGAGTATCTTATCGACCTGAACCGCACTCAGGCGGCGATAAGGGCTGGCTACAGCGCCGACACGGCTGAACAGCAAGGCTCCCGCCTTTTGTTGAGCAATGTTGAGGTAATGGCCGCTGTGCGGGCCGCTAAGGAAGCGCGGTCGGAACGCACAAGGGTTGACGCCGATTGGCTATTGCTTCGCCTCACGGAAGAAGCTGAAGCGGACATTGCGGAATTGTACGACGAGGCTGGGGCGCTGCTGCCTGTAAAGCAATGGCCTTTGGTATGGCGGCAGGGGCTTGTGGCTGGCATTGATGTTGTGGAAGAAAAAGATGAGGCTGGCAACGTCATTGGAATGGTCCAGAAAATCAAGTTGTCCGACCGGCTGAAACGCATGGAGTTGATTGGCAAACACATTGACGTTGGCGCTTTTGAGGAGCGTGTGAAACACTCTGGCAGCATGGGTATCACTGTCCTTCAGGACGACGCCGCCTTGTGACGGGGGCTGTCAGGTTGACATTATCATGAAATGAGCCTAGTTTCTTTTCATGATAGTTTATTTGCTTACAAATTTAATCAACGGCAAAAAATACGTTGGAATAACCAGCAAGTCGCTAGCTCATAGATGGGCGCAACACGTCCATCTTGCCAAAAAATCAACCGAAAAATCATATGCTATTCACCGCGCCATAGCAAAATATGGATGCGATGCTTTCTCGCGGGAAATCATTGCAACTGCCGATAGCATGAGCGGTCTAAATCTTTTAGAGATTGAATTTATCGCGCTTCATGGCGCTTTTGGGCCATTGGGTTACAATATGACCGCAGGCGGAGGCGGGATA